GTAATACGAAATGTTTGTTACTTATTCTATAAGTACGAACTTTCTTACACGGAAGTGCAAGAACGAGCAGTCATCTCTAAGTTCGTGAGAACTGAAGATGATTTAGAACATGTAACGAAACAACTCGATGAACTTCGAGCCTTTGTAGACAACATTAACCCGTATCAAAGGATTATTCCGAATGATCGTGTATCAGTTGTCCGTGCGGCGCGGGCGAGGCTTCAAAGCCTTTTCTCGCGCTTTGATCCGAGCGACATCCGACCTCGACACGGGCCAGGAGCAGTTGCCACCCGGCAACAGCTCTGGTCCAAGTTCGAGTGGACGAACGTCGCTGCGAAAATCACAACCGTTTATCCTTTCGACGCGTATTTCTGCGCGTCGCAGGGCCACGTTTGTGATACATACCACAGTTTTCGAACTGTGTCGTGTCAGAGTCTGCCGGCAAGAGTTATTCTTGTACCGAAAGACTCGCGCGGGCCTCGTCTTATCTCATGTGAACCCGTTGATTATCAATGGGTTCAACAGGGACTTGGCGAAGCCATTGTTCAGCTCGTGGAAGCTCATCCACTCACAAAGTGGAATGTGCATTTCACAGACCAAACACCAAACCAAATAGGAGCCCTCTGGGGTTCCGAAAATGGTCGGTATGCGACACTTGACCTTAATGAGGCAAGTGATCGTGTATCTGTTAGTCTAGTTCGCCTGCTGTTTCCTCCTCATATATATGAGTACTTGGAAGCGTGCAGGAGCACCTCGACGGTGTTGCCAAGCGGTGAAGAAATAAAACTCAGAAAGTTTGCCCCTATGGGAAGCAGTTTGTGCTTTCCCATAATGGCTTTAACGATCTGGGCTATCCTATCCGCAGCGGCACCCGATGCATATACGCGAGAGCGTATATTAGTGTATGGAGATGATGTGATCGTACCAAAGGCTTACGCCAGAGACGCGATCGAACAGCTCGAATCATTTGGTTTAAAAATCAACCGTGATAAGAGTTGCATCAATGGATTCTTCAGAGAATCCTGCGGCATGGATGCTTTCAAAGGCACCTGTGTCACACCGTTACGAATACGTACGGTTTGGTCATCTACTCCATCGCCTGAATCCTATACGAGTTGGATCGCGTATGCGAATTCCTTCTACGATAGGAAGTACTTCACGACCTACGAGTACATTGTAGGGAGATTGGTTTCATTATATGGACCAATCCCAAGCGACGACATGCGAGTTGCATGTCCGAGTCTCCGTGAGCTACCACTCGAGCAAGGTCCTATCAAATCGAGATACAATCCACATCTCCAAAAGAGAGAATGGAAAGTGCTTGACTTGAAGACCCCTGTTATCACTCATGTTCTGGACGGCTGGCTTATGCTTCTCCGGTTTTTTACCGAAAAGCGAAGTCCAGTTCCAACGGAACTAACAGTTCGGCGGCAAACTGCTTCTTATAAAGTCGCAGAAGTGCCGTTTAGTGTCAGTTCATACACACGACGTCATTCGAGC